TGTTCTTGAAATTAGATGCGGATCCATTAAACTTATCCATCTGAGTTACAATGATGTCCTGTAAGATAGAATCCATTCCTGCTGATGCTGTGTTAGCATCTACAGTGTTGGTAAGTTCAATCCACTTCTCATATGCACCACGAAGTTTGAATGCATCATCCATGTAGAATGTAGCAGTCCATGATTCAAAGGTTCTGTCGCCAGGTACCTTGATCACTCTACCACGGAAAGGTAGTTCTACAGTTCCTACAGTAGATGCAGGAAGAGCAGCACTCTTACACAAGTAAGTTTCTAAACCATCTTCTACAGATAGTCCACCTACAGATGGGAAGTTGTGTGTCACAGAGAACAGGTTAGGTCTAACTGCTCCCTTAATTCTAGACTGGAATTCTAATACGCCCAGTGCTTTGGTTTCAGCCATTGTTTAAGATCTCCTTGGGATTACTTCCTCGAAGCTAACACCAGTACGTGTAGCAACAAAGGTTAGTGTGATGAAGTTGATAGAGCGAGCAGGCTTGATGTAAATCTCAGCGACGAACTCATTCTTATCAATTAAATCAGGTGTGTTGTTGGAACTATCACAAACAACTAGGAAGTCAGTGATACCACGACGTGCTTGAATGTCACGTAGGTATGGTTCGACAACGTTGTTGAAGTTGTTTCTAGTAAATTCGTCATTTAGTTCAAACAATACTCCCTTCGCAGCATTTCCTATTGTCTTCTCTATGACGAGGAAGAGACGACGGACGTTGATGCGATCAAAGGCAGATGGTGAAGCGAGAGCTGTTTTGTCTCCGAAGAGTACGATACCTTGACCAGGTAGAGAAGTAATTGGGTTAATTCTCTTCTGATAAAGTGTGTCTCTTTCAGATTTCTTAGGTGAGTATGCTAGTTTAATAGCATTTTTGATTCCCCCACGGTTAAGTCCTGCGGGTGAGAACCATGGATCTCCTGCTGCAGTTGTGCTAGCACATAGTCCTGCAGTGTCACCGTTACATGGGATCCATCTATACTTGTCAGCGAAGCGGTCATAAAGATACTTCCAACCACTGTCAAAGACAACGTAAGAACTTGAGGCGAATGAATCGAAGAATGAAACTATGTTATTAGTTTGTGTACCGCTATCACTTACTCCAATGACATTTCCTTTGTCAGGAGATAGGAAAGCAACACAGTCCTTACGACTATTCACAATACTGATCAGTTTGTTTGCTTTTGCTTTTGTCTCTGTCTCAGTAGCACCACCGCCACCCATGATTAGGTAGTCAATTTGTACTGTCTCAGGATCAGCAAAGTAGTCATACCCTGCTATAATCTCTGCTTGAGATAGAGTGAAGTCATCAGCACCACCAGTTAAAGGATATTCTTTCTCACCAAGAATATCAAATGCTGTGGTTGAGTTTCCACCTACGTTAGATGAAGCAGCAAGAGCGTTACCAGATACATCCCAGATGTCCTCGTTATCATGAGAACCCCAGTAGATGTAGTTACTTGAATTAAGAATAACTTCTGGATAGTATACTAAAGAACCTTCTGCTGATTTACCATCAGATGCTTTAGAGACATAGAGAAACTTTTCAAGAACTGTGTTAGGTGTTCCTGTTACTCCACCGTCAACGTCGACTACAACAATGTGCATCTCGTCGTTTGATCCTCCGCGTTCAGCAACGTGTACTGAAGTGCCAGGTTGGGGAGCCACTTGATTCCAGTTCAAGGTAGGTGTGATCATCTGTGAATCATACCAGTCAGCAACTGCTGTGATAGCAACGTCTGGGTTAGATCCATCATCAACTAGATCAGATGTAGTCCAAGCACCACCAGATACCCAGATGACATCTACTACTGTAGATCCTGTGATCTTGTGGATGTAAGCAGATTTAGTACCCGCTGAGTTTTGGATTAATGATCCTGCTTGTACACCAGCTGACTGGATAGCACCCGCAAGAGTTACCTGTTGATTAGCACCAGAGTCGATAACTACAACTTTGATTGAGTTACCTACAGCACCAATGTTTCTAGAAGCATAATCCCATGCTGCTGTTCCGTCGTAGTAGTTACCTTCGTAATCTTCTACGCTGTTGATGGTAAGTGATACGCCACCTTTGTTAGCAGTTTTAAGAGATGCACCGCTAGCACGTACTACATCTAGTACTCCACCGTATGCAAGAAAAGAAGATGCAGCGAACCATGTCTCATAGTTGCTGTCATTGGGTTCACCGAATTTAGATAGTAACTCGGATTCAGATGAGATTCTAACGGGTTTATTAACTGGTCCTTTTGTGAAAGCTCCAGCTATTGCTCCAACGTTTACTTCTACTGTCTCAATGGATCCAAGGGTCAAATCCCTCTCTTGAATTACCACTCCTGGTGAGAGAAGTGTGCTAGCCATGCTTGGTACTCCTGATAAATGATTTCAATTTGTCTAATAATATTTAGAGAAAGTAGCTTTTCTACCGATAGTCCCACATATATGAAACGTCACCATACTCATCTGTATTCCATTTAGACTCATCCCTGTCATCACCTTTCATGTCAAGTGACCATACACTTCCTTTCTCATCTACAACAGTCTCTTCATCATCTATACCATTGAGAATGAAACCGAATGGTGCCATGTCTTGTTCTATCTGATTCTTCTGCTCTTCGTAGATCCTGCGACGGATGTCCTGATCTGTCAGTTCTTTGAAATACTCTTGCTGTACTAACCACGCAAAGATAACCAGACACATAACAAGGTCATCGTTATATCCTTCGTCTGCCTCGAATGATTGCTTGTTTTGTATGAAGGTAGTTAGTTCAGATACAATGTTATAGTCGTTTACAATTAGTTTATCGTCTTCAATCAGTGTCTTGAGGTTTGAGCATCCCTGTGCTTTCACAGTCTTACTCATCTTGACACCCATCTGTGTCTTACCTCCGCTAAATCCTGTACCAACTATCTGTCCTGCTCTACCACGCATAGCACACATGAGTACATTCTCATACTCCACATCATAATGGAGCTGAGATGCGACTGCTTCTCCTAGATCATTTACTTCTATCAATACATATGCCATGTTATATGATCTTGCTACGTCAGCAATTACATTAGGTAGCAGCATAGGTCTGATATCATGGTCTCTATATTTTGCTACTAACTTCCATGGAGCTTGAGATATATCTATCACGCAGAAGGCACTATAATCCTGTGCTAAACCACGGGATATATCACATGTAACTATATAATCTCTCTCAGGTATAGGATTTTCATATACATCTAGCGACCCGTTACTACGAATTGGATCATCATACGTCAGTGTGCGTAACTTACTAGCAGCTATGAGTGTGTCAACAGATCCTAGGAACTCACAGTCAAACTCTTGAGTGAACTGCCTGACTGATGTGTTGGCAATAGTAGTTTCTTTCCACGCAGCATCCCTGCCTGGTACTTTTGACCAGTGTACTTCAGTCCAAATGTATCCGTTCCTACCTTTCTGTGCGTCAACCCACAACTTGTAGAAATGATTCATTCCGTTGGGGGTAGAAATAATGATGACTTTCGTGGACTTACCAGAAGTAATAGTAGGATAAACGGAACTAAAGAATTGCTCCGCAATATGGTTAGGTATAAACGCAAACTCATCGAGGAAGATGATGTTAAACGACATACCACGAACAGCAGATGCTGAAGTAGATGCAGCGAGAATCTTTGATCCATTTTCTAACTCCATGCTACCCTTGTTCCATGCTATGATCCCCTGTTGCATCCAGAGTGGGAGTTGTTCATAGGCAAGTTGTAGTCTTCCAAGTAGATCTCTAGCAGTGGATAGCTTGTTTGCTAGGATACCTATGTTCACGTTGTCGTTGAACAGTGCATAATGTAAAAGGTAAGACACACACGTAGTGGACTTACCAGTCTGTCTAGGAAGTTTTGCTATATTAAACCTATTCTCGTGAAAGTTTCTAATCAATTCTTGTTGGAAGTCCCACATCTTAAATGGAACTATACCTTCATCAAGAGATATAATCTTGATGTAGTTCATAGCAAAGTATACAGGATCTGCCTTACACTTAAGGTATTCCTGTATTTGTTCTTGGGTAAACTCAATTTCAGTTCCAACCTTTTTGAGGTTGGGGTTACCAAGATAGAAGTCTTGGGCAGATGAAGGCATTAAGAAGAAGCTCTATATGTAAAGTCTAGGAATAACGCAGCGGTACCAATCGCACAGTTTCCTGCGGTGATGACACTGGATCTCTTATAATCAGCGTTACGTATCTGGAGTACCATCCACTGATTCTGAGATCCTGCATGTGCTACTACCATATCTTTACTGTCGTCTAGGAATATTGCTTGTCCTGTGTTCAAGAAGTGTGTGGATGATGT